ACAGTGGCAACCACCCTCGTCGACTGATTCCAGCCAGCGTTCACGGCCAGCGTTCGCAGGTTTGCGTTGGTTTGACTGGCCGAGATCGTGAACGCGAATACGTTGGATTTCCCGTAGCCCTGAGACATCGAGATCGCGCCTGACGCTACGCCAAACAAGCTTCGGGTCGTGGCGTCGTTAAGGCTACGAGTGGCTGTGGCCGACACACCAAGCTCTGTGTTGACCTGACTCAGCGAGATCGCGCCGGATGATGGCAGTGGCATATCAACTCACCTCCAGTGCTGCCAGGCGGGATTTGAGCGCCGTGACCTCACGCGCAAGCGCGACGCAAGATGCAAGCGCTGCGTTGCCATAAGTTACCGACAGAATGCCGTCAGCATCCTCGTGAACCGCCTGCGGAAGAGCCTCATCGCGCAGGCTTCCAGCGCCTACGCCAACCTGAATCTGCTGCGTGTCGATGCGGCGGAAAACGCCCATCTTTACTCGTGCCAGTCGCTCAATGAAGTCGACCGGCAAGTCCTGCCAATCAGCCTTCAGGCGCTCGTCCGAGTAGGCCGTGACATCACCCGATGCGGTGGTGTTGCCTGATCCGTCAATCGTCAAGAGCTGCACCATGGCGACCCCGCCACCGTTGGTGGTCGCGAGCCGCGTTACGCCGTCAGGCTGAACGTACCAAGCTCGCGCAGCAATCCCCGGCAGATGCATTTCAAACATGCCGAGACCAGCATTCGAGGTGGTAAACCTTCCGGAAGATGAGGCGATAACCCCAGAAAAGGTCTTCAGCCCCGCGATCACCTGGTCGCCAGTTGTGTACACGCCATTCGTGACCGTTGCCGCGTTGCCGTTGATGCTTCCAGAAATCGTTTGAGAGAAGCTGTTCGATCCGGAAAACGTGTTCGAGCCTGAGAATGTGTTCGACCCGGAGAAGGTGTTGTTCCCCGTGAATAAGTTGTTCTTCGAGACCAGGTCGACCGCAGAGTTGATGTCAGCCGCAGTCAACCGAACGCCAACGACAGCGCCAGCGACAAACGCCCTGGCGGTCGTGCCCTCTTGCGCTCGCAGCACGTTGCTGAACACGCCGGAGCCAGAGGTCCGGGTGCGCACATAAATGATTTCGATGTTGCCCAGGGAATCTTGCAGGACAGCCTTGAACCAATTGTTCGTGGACGGGACTGCGCCAGTGCCAACGTTGGCCACCGGGAAGAAGTCGGCCTTCGACGACTCGATCGTCAGGCTGGTTGCGGAGGCGTCGATGCCCGCGGTAAGCAGCGCTCTGGCACTGTTGGAAAATAGTTGAGGCATCTAGCTCTCCTTTGCTGCCTGATTATCTCTGGGTGTTCATTCCAGCGAGGAGGCTGGCGATCTTCTGCTCGAGGAGCACAACTCTTTTGGCCAACTGGATTGAAGACACGAGAGCTGCGTTTCCGTAAGCGAGGGTCAAAGTCTTTTCTTTGTCGTTGCCCTCGACCACCACTTCCGGCAAGAGCTCTAGCCAGGCTTGAGCCGAAGAGCCCGCCTGACGGCCTCCGCTGTCCAGTCTGGTGTAAGTGCCGTGCTTCACTTCGGCCAATCGCTCAACGAAATCTTGCGGCAGATCAGACCAGTCTTTCTTCAGCCGCTCATCAGAGTAGGCGGTTACGTTTCCGGCGGCGGTCATGTCGCCGTTTGCGGCATTCAAGTACCAGCGCCAAGAGTTGGCACTCCATCCGCCGATACCGAAGTAGCCGTCGGCACGAAGGCCCATCTTGAGGCCGTAAGCTCCCTGCGCGTGGAAGCGCATCATTGCCATCCCGGAGTCCCCGGTCGCGCCATTCACGTTGCGGACCTCAAGGTTGGCGGAGCTGTCATTCAGCGCCATGACGCCGTTTGCTGCGCGGGTGTAGATGGTCCCTGTGGCGGACAGGTCTCCACCAACGGCGAGAGCGCCGGTCAGGGTGCCGCCACCGATGGGGAGGTAACCGCTCAAGGCAGAGCTGGTGATGTACCCGCTCGGGTTCGTGGCGTTGTACGGCGTAAAGCCCAGCGCAGTCGTCACATCGCCAGAGCTCAGGGTTACTGCGCCTGTGCGTGTGTTGAAGCTGGTGACGCCGACGTCGATCGCGATGTTCCCCGAGCCAAGAACACTGACGCCATTGACGGTCTTGATGGTCGTGCCGGACGTCAAGATCGTCTGGTACGTGCTCGCAGCATTCGCCGAAGTCAGGTAGGTGCTGGCGGCGGTGGCCGACGTCAGATACGTGCTCGCGGCCGTAGCTGATGTCAGGTACGGCGTGAGGTCAGAGGCGACAAGCTTCTGACCCAGCTCGTTGTTGAGGTTCGTGAAATTGGCATCGACCTCCACGTTGGTCAGCGGAGACCCTTTGCCAGCGCGGGTGACGATGGTTGCCATTCAGTTCCCCAATCAGGATGCAGTGATGGTCCAGGTGATGGCCATCGCGTCGGCAGCGCCCTTGTTCACCACGGCAAACGTGGTGCGGCACAGCATGGTTCCTGCGGAGCCTGCGTTAAAGATACCAGCCTCAACCAGAGCGCCAGTGCCTGTGCCAGCAGGGAAGCTGGCGGTGTAGGTCACGACGTTGGCTGCGGAGGTGGCGGATGCCAGGGCCACGCGGCCAGCCTCACCACCCAGGGCGGTGTCGCCAGCGGCAGCGGCCGTAGACGTAGTGCCAACGGCCATGTGGGTCATGGCCACAGGGGAGTTGGCGGTGGTCTTGAGCATGCTAGCAGCGATGAATTCTTTGCCAGCAGAGACAACCAGGTTCTTGATCTGGCGGGTGTCTTTGACAAGGCCATTCTCATCGAACAGCGTGATCTGGACGTCGCCAGTGATTTTGATTGTGTCGTTGATCATGGGGAGCTCCTTAGAAATAGGTTGCCGTGCCCACGTAGTCTTCGGCGAAGTACGTGATGTCACAGTAGTCTTGGGAAATGATTGAGCCGCTGTCAGCAATACCGACTGAGTCGGAGTAGGCAGGCTGAACAGCGATGACTGCCGAGTCTTGAATGAAGGTGACGTTACTGAACGTGGTCGATAGGGAGAAGTCGAAGCCGTCAGTTGCGCCGAAGCCGTCGTTCATGGCGAAGCCATCGGACAACGACTTGCTGTGCGCGATCGACAGCTCGTCAACAACTGGCTGGCTGTCGGCGAGCGCTTTGCTCGCGGAAAGGACGACAAGGTCCGTAATTGCAGACGCATCGGCCAGCAGTTTGCTGTACGTGATGGTTGCCTGGTCTTGAGCCACGACGGCATCAGCCAGGGCCTTGGCGACGCTCTTCGATGCAGAGTCGACGATGGCCTGCGCATCACCGAATGGCTTGGTCAGGACATAGGCCAGCGCCTCAGACACGGCGATCGAGTCGGTGGCTGCCTTGGCGATGTTGAGCGCGACAGCGTCTGGCAGGCTGAACGTGTCGGCGTAGTCGCGCAGGAAGACCAGCGTGACAAGCACGCTCTCCTCGAACGACACCTCTTCAGCCAGCACCTTACCGACAGACCGCGTGGTCGAGTCATCAAACGAGAGCGAGTCCTGGAACGGCTTGCTCAGCAGAAGCGAGACGCCATCTGTGGTGACGACAGAGTCCGCAACGAACTTGTAGAGGCCGGTCGAGTCCAGCTCCGCATCGACTACGAGCTCCACATAGGCGATCTCAGTCGCAGGCACCTGGTAGGCGACCTGGACAGACGGATTCATTACGCCGATGGAAGCTCGAATCGCCATCAGAAGTCCTCGCGAATCTTGAATTTGAGGACGTCGTACACGGTCTGCACCTGGCCGTCAGCGAAGGTGATCTCGATCTCGCCCTCGTAATCGCCAGCAGCACCTTGCAACATTGCTGGCGCAGATGCCGGGTAGAAAGCGACTTTGCCCAGGGCTGCATCAACGACAGAGCCGACGACGGTTGCCGCAAGCGTGGTCGACCCGACGGGCCGGAAGTACATGCGCACGGTTGCACCGGTCAGCGAGATGGCGGACTCGGTGGTCTGGTCGGTCAGCGTGCAGACCAGGGCGGGGCGGGTGTCGCCTTGAACGAGCTTGATCTTTTCGGCCATCTCAAATCTTCCTTAACTTCACGCTCAGGTTCGAGCGCACATGGCCGTGCAGGGCGCGGCTGCGAGCGACGTTCACGCCTTGGTCGAACTTGAGCTTGTGGACGCCTGCCAGCTCGGGGCTGGTGTACGCCTTGCCAGCGCTGGACATCAGGCGGTGCAGAGCGCCAGAGGCGATGATCTCGGCGTAGTCCTCG